TGGGGCAAGGACCCCCTCGTCGCGATCATCGCGTGCATCGAGTTCCTCGGGCCCTGTCGCTTCGCCGGCTGGGCCGCCAAGGCGATGCCCGAGCGCGGGCTGGTGGTCGGCGACCCCTACGCCGTCGAGAACCCGAACGCATGGATTCAGGTCGCTGCGGTCACGCAGGAGCAGACCAAGAACACCATGACGCTGTTCCCGAACATGATCTCGATGGCGTGCCAGAAGGCGCACCAGATGAACGCGCACTCCTTCGGCGCCACCCTCATCACCTCCCACCGCGGCGGCCGGCGCATCCAGGCCGTCACCAGCAACCCGGCCGCTCTCGAAGGAGGCCGGCCGACCTTCGTCATCAAGAACGAGACCCACCACTGGCAGAGCCACAACCGCGGTCTCGAGATGGCCGCGGTCATCACCCGCAACGCCACGAAGGCCAAGGGCGGCGCCGCGCGCACGTTGTCGATCACCAACGCCTACGAGCCCTCCGAGACCTCCGTCGCCAAGGCCGAGCGCGAGACCTGGGAGGAGCAGGAGGCGGGGCTGGCCATCAAGACCCGCCGCCTCTACGACTCCATCGAGGCCCCTGAGGACGCCGGCATGATGCCGCCTCGGATGCGCACCAAGGACTACGTCCCGCCGGCCGACGACGACTTCGAGGGCCAGGAACTTGAGGACGCCGAGATCAAGGCCTACATCGCCGCGATCATCAGCGCCGTCCGAGGCGACGCCAGCTGGCTCGACGTCGAGGGCATCGTCGACTCGATCCTCGACAAGAACAACCCGATCAGCACCTCTCGGCGCTTCTGGTTCAACCAGATCGTCGCCGACGAGGATGCCTGGGTCGATCACCTCGCCGTCGACGCCGGCGTGCACGAGCTCGTCCGCGGCGAGCGCGAGCGGGCCCGCCGCAGCGAGGGGGACGCGCTGCGCGCCGGCTGGAACATCGTCAGCCCGACCGACCCGGTCGTGATGACCTTCGACGGCTCGAAGACCGACGACGCCACGGTGCTCAACGGCACCCGGCTCTCCGACGGCTACAGCTTCGTCATCGGCATCTGGCAGGACCGCTCGAAGCGCGACCCGAAGAAGCCCAGCAAGTACCTCATCCCGCGCGAGGCCGTCAGCGCCCGCGTCGACGAGGCCTTCGAGCGCTTCAACATCGTCGCCTTCTGGGGGGACCCCAGCCACGCGAAGGACGACAGCAACGAAGCCGAGATGTACTGGGACCCCTACTTCGACCGCTGGCACCGGAAGTACAGCGAGCGCATCGACAAGCGCTTCTGGGCCGTCCAGTCCGGCCACAAGGTCAGCATGTGCATGTGGGACATGACCAGCCCGCAGCGCCAGGAGGAGTTCACCGCCGCGGCGATGGTCGTCCACGACGCGATCATGGTGCAGGACGACTTCGGCACCTACCTCCCCCGCTTCCTCCACGACGGACACCCCGCGCTGCTCGAGCACCTCAAGAACGCCCGCCGCGCCGAGAACAAGTGGGGCGTCTCGGTGCGCAAGGAGGGGCGCGAGTCCCCGAAGAAGATCGACCTCGGCGTCGGCCTGATCCTCGGCCAGATGCTCGCGAAGGTCGTCCTCAACCTCGGCATGGTGCAAGAGCCGGTCCGCAGCGGCGTCGTCTACTGAGCTGCGGCCCTCGTCCGGCTACGATGGCCGCCATGCCACGGGTGATGCGTCCTGACTCCGTCATCACGCTCGTCCGCGAGTACTTCGAGTCGGTCCTCGCCCAGTTCGATCGGGTCTCCGAGGTCGACGAGTACGCCGACGCCCGCCAGGGCATGACCGGCGACGGCGGCGACGACCCGAACGACCACGTCTACATGCCGGCTGAGGGCGAGAGCGAGGTCAACGACGAGTACCGGCAGGTGGCCGGCCTCGCCCGGTCGCCCTGGGCCCCGCTCATCGTCACCTCACTGGCCCAGACGCTCTTCCTCGAGAACGTCCGGCGGACCGGCAGCACGACCCCGCTCGAAGCCTGGCGGATCTGGCGCGAGAACGGCTGGGACGCCCGCCAGGACGCGCTCTACCGCGCCGAGATCGAGCACGGCCTCGCCTACGTCAGCTCGATGCCGTCCCGCATCGGCTTCGGCAACCGGGCGTCGGTCAAGATGCGCGGCCACAGCGCCCGCCGGATGGCCTGCTTCTACGACGACGAGAACGACGAGTGGCCGCTCTTCGGCATCCGCGCCGAGCCCACCCGCGGTCGACGCCCGGGGGACCCCGACGGTTACAACGTCTGGCTCTGGGACGAGACCGCCGTGCACCAGCTCCGCTGCATCAACCGCGGCGGCAGCGAGGACGAGTGGACCTACGTCAGCTACGTCGAGCATCCCTCCGGCGTCACGCCGATCGTGCGGTACACCAACCGCATCGACCTCGACGGCAAGGCGACCGGCGAGATCGAGCCCCTCATCCCGCTGTTCGGCCGCATCGACCAGGACACCTTCGACCGGCTGATCGTCCAGCGCTTCGGCGCGTGGAAGGTCCGCTGGATCGCGGGCATGGAGCTCCCCGCCGGTCAGGAGCAGCAGGAGAAGTTCCGGCTGGCCATCGAGCAGATCCTCGTGGCCAAGGACAAGGACACCAAGTTCGGCACGCTGGACGCCACCGACCTCGCCGGCTTCATCGCCTCCGAGGCCGCGGACCTGCGCACCCTGTCGGCGGTCTCCCAGACCCCGCCCCACCACCTTCTCGGCCTCTCGGCCAACCTGCAGGCTGAGTCGCTCGCCGCGGCCGAAGCCGGGCTCATCCGCAAGTCCGGCGCGTTCCGCACCAGCAACGGCGAGAGCTGGGAGCAGCAGTTCCGGCTCAACTCCCTGCTGCTCGGACGCCCGGAGGACGCCGCGGCCTATGACCTCATGGCCGACTGGCGCGACCCCGAGACCCGCTCGCTGGCCCAGGCCGCCGACGCGCTCGGCAAGCTGGCCAGCCAGCTCAAGATCCCCGTCGAGATGCTCTGGCAGCGCGTCCCCGGTTGGAAGGACGGCGACACCGAGCTGGCCAAGAAGCTCATCGGCGGCGGCGTGATCGACGAGCTCATGGCCGAGATCGAGGCCCAGGGCGGACTTCTGCAGCTACAGGGCGCCGGCGCCTGATGGCGACCACCGCCGAACTCGAGGAGCTGGACGAGCAGCACCGGCTCGACCAGGCCGCGAACGCCGCGGCGCTGCTCATCGCGCTCAACGCCACCTGGGAGCAGGTCGATCCGGGCAACCTGGCCACGACCGGCGTGCGCTGGCTCAACGAGGCGCTCAGCCTCATCACCACTCGGCGCGAGCGGTCCGCCCTGCTGGCTTACAGCTACGTCCGGTCCATCCGCGACCTGCAGCTGGGCCCGGACCCGAGCTTCGTCATGCCCCAGGTGCCGGCGCCGAACCTCGCCAAGATCAGGAAGTCGCTCACCTACGTCGGCCTGGTCGCCACCGGCTACGACCTCGGGCGCATCCCCGGCCGCCAGGAGAACCTCGCCGCGCTGGCCGACGCCGACGAGAGCACCCGCGAAGACCTGCTGCGCAAGATGGCCGACATCGACCGCAGCAACGCCTCCGTCGACGAGATGACCCGCTCGGTCATGGCCGCAGCGCGGCAGCGCGTCGGCCAGGCCGCGATCCGGCACACCCACGACGGCGGCCGGGACTTCGTCGACACCGTCGTCAAGAGCGACCGCCGCGCGCTGGGCTTCCAGCGCATCGAGCGCGCGAAGTGCTGCGGCTGGTGCGCCATGCTCTGCTCCCGCGGCCCGGTCTACAAGGAGGACTCCTTCGACGAGTCCGACGCCCGCTTCACCGGACCCGGCAAGCACAAGGTCCACGACGAGTGCGGCGGCGCGCTCCGGCCGGTCTACACCCGCGACGAGGCCGAGTGGACGAACCTCTCCCGCGAGGCCTCCGCACTCTGGGAAGACCTCGGCGACGTCCGGGGCGACGCCGCGGTCGCAGAGTTCCGGCGCCGCTGGCGCGAGCGCAACGCCGCCATGCCCTGACGTCGGTATGCTGCGCGGGAGCCGGTGGCCGGCTCACCCCGACGCGAGGAGAACACCGTGCCCAGCACGAAGTACCCCGACCTGACCATCAAGGACGACTGGAACGACCGGACGCCCCCGCCGGTCACCAGCCTCGGCGACGACATCCTCAAGTCGAAGAACGAGCCGCAGCTCGGCCTCTTCCACAGCACGGAGACCGGCGAGTTCGTCGAGACCTCCCAGGGTGCCGTCCCGACCAAGTCCGAGACGGCCAACGCCGCCCGGTCGGTCGCGATGAAGAACCCGGAGACCGTCGGCAGCTACGCCCTCGCCGGCGCGAGCGGCACCGAGCCCGGCGACTCCGGTGCCACGATGCCGACCGCCACCACCAGCGTCGAGCGCGAGCCCGTCGACGGTGACGACGACGAGGACGACGACGAGCCGGCCGGGGACCAGGCCACGCCCTTCGACCCGTCCGAGAAGAGCGTCACCGAGGTCAACACCTACCTCGCCGGCGACATCACCGAGGACGAGCGCAAGCGGGTCCTCGACGCCGAGCGCGCCGGCAAGAACCGCTCCACCGTCAACGGCCTCTGACCCTCCACGTTCTGCGGGCTCTGATCCTCTACAGTCCGTAGTACAACGCCGACACCGGGATGGGTCGGCACGAACAGAAAGGGACGGTGACCGGGATGGCGCTGCCCGACTTCAACACCTGGCTGACCGACTGGAAGTCCAAGCACCCGGACTTCGACGAGGACAAGGCCCAGAAGTTCATCTACGACCTGTCGGTGGACAAGGACACGCTGACCACCCAGAAGGCGACCGTGACGCAGGAGCGGGATGCTGCTGTGACGCGGGCGACGACTGCCGAGGCCACCCTCGCCGCCAAGGCGCAGGAGGGTGAGTCCGCGGAGCAGCGGGCGCAGCGACTCGAGCAGGAGCTCGCCGCGGAGAAGGCGAAGCCGGCCCCCGGCGCCGTCACCCCCGAGGTGCAGCAGCTTCGACTCGCTGCCGCCATGTCGGTGTCCGACGACATCACCGCGAAGGCCGCGATGACCCTCGCGGGGTTCATCCAGGGGACCACCAAGGAGGAGGCCGAGGCGTCGGCCAAGACCTTCGTCGACACCTTCGGCATCCCGGGCGCCAAGCCGGCGGTCGAGAAGCCGAAGGACGACGAGGACGACGTCGACGACCACAACGACTTCGGTGACAACCCGCTTCACCAGCAGCCGCGGGGCACGGTGCACAACCCCCTCGACCCGAAGCCGAACGGCGGCGGGGAGAAGCCGGTGGGAGACCTGATCGGTCTCATCCCGCGTCTGTAGCAACTCGCCCGGCCGACCGCCCGGTGGCCGATCGCGACCACATCACACAGAGAGGCTTCACCAGTGGCGGTACTCAAGGTCAAGAAGGAACGAGTCGTCGAGTTCTTCCTCGGGATGCTCGAGCGGGAGACGGTCCTGCCGAACCTCGTGACCCGCATCCCCGACGCCAACTTCATCGGCTCGTTCGGGGACACCGTCAACCTCCGCATCCGCGGGGCGATGGCGGTCGCGCGGGACTACGAGTGGCGGACCCGCACGGCGCCGATCCAGTACGACGACATCGCGCAGCGCGAGGACTCGATCCCCTGCAAGCTCGACACGCACACCGTGTCGGCCACGAAGCTGACCGCCGAGCACTACACGCTCGACGAGATCACCTTCGCGACCGACGTGCTGGCCGAGCAGGTGCAGGCGGTCGACACCCGCATGGAGAACCGCATCGCGACCGGCCTCGCCAACGAGCCGTTCAAGAACTCGGTCACCTTCACCTCGGCGTCGGACCCCCTGCGGGTCGGCGCGGAGGCCAAGCGGGTCCTCAACGCCTCGAAGGTCGCCCCGAAGCGCGGTCGCTTCTTCCTCGTCGGCGCCGGCATCGGTGCCCACTGGGAGGCCTCGCGCCGGATGAACGACTACTCCCTGTCCGGTCCGGCCGCCAACACCATGTTCGGCGAGTCGATCATCGGCCGGCTGCAGGGCATCCCGGTCATCCAGACCGACCTCATCGCCGAGGGGGCGGGCTACCTCCTGCACCCCAGCTGGGCCGGCTTCGCCAACGTCGCTCCGGCGCTGGCGCCGTCGATCAAGAACGGCGCTCGGGCTCGCACCCGCGGCGGGTACGCGGTGACCTGGCTGACCCAGTACATCACCGACTACCTGTCCGACGCCTCCGTGGTGCACACCTTCCACGGCCTGTCGGGCATCCGCGACGAGCGGCAGCTGACCGGTCAGTTCGCCGGTGACCTGCTGGAAGAGGACGACCCGAACCGCGGGCTCTACAACGTCCGCGGCGTCAAGCTGGTCGGCTCCGACTTCGGTGCGCTCGACACCGACTACGAGCCCATCCGCACGATCGACGTGGGCGCCGCGGCGGCCTGATCCCGCCAGCTCCACCGACGAGCCCCGCCTCTCCACCCGGAGGGGCGGGGCTTCGTCGTCTAGGCTGATCGGCCGTGCTGACCGAGGTGCTCGACTTCATCGCAGAGAGCTCGACGCACGCCCACTTCGCCGGGCGGCCGGCCGACGGCGAGGCCACCGTGCTGCTGCTCCCCCTGGCCGCCTGGCGCGACATGGACGAGGAGCAGCAGGTCACCGTCGTCGTCCAGCCGGTACGCTCTGCGCCATGACCGAGCCGGAGCCCATCTACGACCCCGCCGACCTCCTGGTCTCGGTGCGGGAGCTCGAGGTGTGGACCCAGCAGTCCGCCGGCGCGCTCGACGGCGATGTCTTCGCCCTCGGCATCCTGTGGGGCACGACGATCCTGCTCCGCGACCACGGCCACAGCGGGTGGACGGCGGCCACGATCCCCGACGCCGCGAAGCTCATCGGCATCGTCGTCGCGAAGAACTACTACGAGCACCCCGACGGGGCGATCAGCGAGGGCGTCTCCGTCCTCAACTCCCGGTACATCGACGCCGTCGTGCACAACATGGAGCTGATGCCCACCCAGATCGAGGTGCTCGAGCGCCTCGCTGCCGAGGAGGGCGCCGTCGACCCAGGCACCAGCTGGGGCGGGCTGCGCACCCTGACCACCACCCGTGGCCCGGTCGAGACCGCCCGCCGGCGCCGCGGCGGCACGCTGTTCCTGCGCGACACCGAGGGCAACGCGCTCGCGATGGCCAACACCAGCGACGCCCTCGCCATGTACGCCATGACCGACCCGGTCGTCTGATGCAGCGGGAGACCGTCCAGTACCGGGCGCCGCAGGACACCGACGAGGTCGGCGACCCCATCGGGCCCGCGCCGAGCTGGATCGACATCCCCCGCTGCCGCGTCTGGCCCCGGGAGAGCGACGAACAGGGCACCACCGTCATCATCTCCGGCTTCGGCGTGCACATCCCCGCTGGCGCCGAGACCCCAATGGTCAACCCGTTGGGACGCATGAAGGTCCGCGGCAACGAGTACGAGGTCGACGGCCAGCCCGGCGACTTCGCTCGCAAGGGCCAGATCGTCTACCTCACGCGAGTCGGGAGCCGGAATGCCAGCGCGTAACGTCCGCTACGTCCGCAACGCCCGGTTCCGTCCTGACGACGAGGGCCGGATGGCGGCTGGCGACTTCGGCCAGTTCATGCTCTCCGAGCAGATCCAAGACGTCGCCGAGGAGGGCGCTCGCGACATCGCCGCACTGGCGACCGCGGACCAGAAGATCAGCAGCGACCCGTACACCGCCGAGGCCCACGAGCCGATCGTCATCGCCGGCAACCCCCGCGCCACGGCTCAGGTCGTCGGCAACGACCGGCTGCACGCCGTCGAGGAGTTCGGCTCCGGCACTCGGTCGCAGGGCACGACCGCGGGACAGCCGCGACCCCAGGGCGGCTACAGCGAGCCCCGCCGCACGCTGGCGAAGGCCGCGGCCCAGGTCGTGCCGCCGGCCGAGGTCAAGCCCGCATGACCGTCGACCGCGCGCCGAAGCTGCGCCGCATCGCGATGGCCCTGCTCCGGCAGGAGTTCCCCGACCGGCTGGGCACGGTCGACAAGGTGCTGCGCGTCAAGACCGAGACCCCCGACAACCTGCGCGAGCTGCTCGTCGCGCAGACCTGCTTCGTCCGCGTCGGCCAGCTCCCCGGCCGCACGACGCAGAACCAGATCAGCGCCATCCTCGACTTCGACGTCTTCGCTCTCACCGACGACGCTGCCGAAGACCTGGCACTCGACATCGACGCCATGCTGCTCGGTCGTCGGCTGCTGCGGGTGGCCAGCGGGCCCTTCGTCGGCGAGTCCCTTGACACCGTGGTCTCGCAGATGAGTCCGCACACGGTACCGTGGGCCGACGCCGGAGTGCGTCGGTACTACTCGTCCTATGCCGTCACCGCGCGACGGTGACTGACCCGGAAGGCAGACCATGACCGCACCCGTGACCGTCGCGAACTACGACGCGCTCAAGACCAAGCAGAACCAGCTCATCCGCAAGTCCCTCGACGGCTCCGCGATCGTCGCGCGCCGGACCGCCGACCCCATCGAGGCCATCTGCGGCGCCGGCGGTCTCCTGCTCACCCCGCCGGCGGGCTACAGCGACCTGGGCTACCTGACCGGCGAGGGCATGGCCTTCGGTCGCGACGTCTCCACGTCGGACATCACCAGCTTCGGCTCGGTGACCCCGACCCGGTCGGACATCACCAACGACACCACCACGGTCACCATCAACGCCCAGGAGACCAAGCTCCTGACGCTCGAGATGGCGACCGGCATCTCCATCGACCCGGGCGACGTCAGCCCGACCTCGGGCGAGCTGATCCTGCGCAAGCCCCCGCGTCCGACGGCGAAGTACTGGCAGATCCTCTGCCTGGCCGTCGACCTCTCCGAGTACGGCGAGGTCTACATCGCCCGCTTCTTCCCCAACGCGAAGCCGACCGGGTTCCCCGAGCAGGCCTTCGCCGACGGCGACAACGCGATCACGTGGGGCACCACGATGACCGCCTACCTCGACGACGAGCTCGGCTACTCCGAGTCGTGGCACTTCGGTGGCCCCGGCTGGAACGGGATGCTCGCCGACATGGGCTTCACCCCGCTCGCTCCCTGATCCCCCGGCCCGGCCCCGCTCACCCGGGGCCGGGCCGGTGTCTGACCGGCCGGGGGGCGCCGCGCGGGCCGTCCCCCGGCCGCCAGCACTACTCTCCTAGCCTGCGCCCCTCCCCTCGATCACCAGGAGACGTCATGTCCCGCGGTTCCCGCAACCTCGCCGAGCCCGTCACGATGAAGCACCTGACCACGGGCGCCGAGCGCCTCGCGGTGACCAAGGCCGACCACGTCAACCTCACTGCGGCCGGCTACCGCGAGCCGAAGGCCGAGGGCACCGCGACCCCGCCGGCCGACGCCGTCGTCGCCGAGGCCGCGGCCACCGAGCAGACCGACAAGCGCAAGCAGGCGGCCCAGAAGGCGGCCAAGACCCGCCGGGAGAACGCCTCCAAGGCCGCCGCGGCGTCCGGCGAGACCGCTGACGCCGCCACCGCCCCCGAGACCACCGAGACGCCGACCGGCGACTCGGGTGACACCGACACCACGTCGGCCTGAGTACCAAGGAGCCCATCATGGCCGCCCGCGCAGCCCAGTCCCGCAGCACCACCGCCTCCACGCCCGAGCCCGCCGCCCGGGTGCACACCAACCTCGACGAAGTCCAGAAGCCGGCCGAGATCGACGTCGAGCCCTTCGTGGCCGTCGCCGGTGGCCGGGAGTTCGTCTTCGCCGCCGTGCACGACCTCCCCTGGGACGAGCTCGGCGGGATCGAGGGCGACGGCGACGAGTTCATGTTCAAGACGCTGTCCGAGGACGACTACGAGGCGTTCAAGGCGCTCAAGGTCCCGGGGTGGAAGATCAACATCCTCATGGACGACTACAAGGCGCACTACAAGATCGGCCAGCGCCGGGGCCAGCGCCAGCGCTGACCGATGACCGCCGTCGACGCCCTCGAAGCGGAGGCTGGCGGCCAGTTCATCTACCGCTGGGGCGGCCAGGACCACACCCTGGTCGCCCCAGCGGAGCTGTCTTGGAGCCAGCTCGTCCGCGTGATCCGTGACCCGATCCTCTTCGTGCTGCAGCTCGCCGAAGGGCACCGCCTGACCATCTGGCAGATCGAGCGTCTCCGCGACGACTGGATGACCCACCACGGCCTCGGCACGCCGAACTCCGTCGAGCGCCTGGCCTACCTCGTCGAGCACTACCGCGACGCCATCGAGTACGACCTCGACACGCTCCCTGGGACGCGACCGTCCTTCGTCGAGCTCTGGCGCACCCGGCAGGTCCGACGCCTGCTCAACCTGATCGACCACCTGCCGCCCAACTGCCACACGAACGCGGCCATCGCCAACAACGACGACCACGTCAAGATGATGGTCGAGGCGGGGCTCAAGCCGGCCAAGGGCGTCAGCCAGGTCTACTACGGCTCGATCGAGCAGCGCCTCGACGACATCGCCGACGCCCTCGGCGCTCTGCGCGACGTGACCATCGCCGTCAACTCGGCCAAGGGCAAGCGGACCCCCCCGACCAAGCCTCGCCCGCGCCCAACGTCGGCGTTCGGCCGCGTGCGCCACCAGACCCGCATGGCCCAGCACGAGAACCTCATGGGCCGCCTCTTCGGTCCCGAGGGCCCCCGTCCCGAGGAGGCTCCGCAGCTGCGGGTGGCCGGCCAGCGCCGCCGGGACCGCCGCGTGCTCGACGGCACCGCGGTCGTCGACCCGCTGGCTACTTCGACGTTCGTCAAGGCGCCATCAGCGCAGCGCGAGGAGGAGCGCGCCGCCAGGTGGAAGGACAGAGCGGCCGAAGTCGGTAGAGTGCCGCGAGAGAGCACCACCACGACGTAGGAGGACGAGACCGGCGATGCCTCCCCCGTACAGCGCCGGCTCAGTCTTCCTGCAGGTCGTCCCCTCCTTCGCGGGAGTGCAGGAGGAGATCGGACGCCGGGCCCGCTCCTACGGCCGAGCGTTCGGCGAGGAGTTCGACAAGGGCTTCGCCGAGGCCACCAAGGACGGCGTCGGCGAGGCGCTCGACGAGGGGATGAAGCGGGCCGGCCAGAAGGCGGGCGCTGCCGGTCAGCGCTCCGGTCGCGACTACGCCAAGGGCTTCGGCCGCGAGGCCGGTAAGAGCACTGAGCAGGAGATCGGCCGGGCGCTCGACCGCACCGGTCGCACCTCGGAGCGCGCCGGCGCCCAGGCGGGTAGGAAGTACGGCGGCAAGTTCGCCGAGTCGATCAAGAAGGCCCTCGCCGGCGCCCAGCGCGAGATCGACGCCATCAAGATCGACGCCGACACCGACCCGGC